GAAGAAGAAGAAACGGCAAGTTTAACAAATATGTTTGACGACATAGAAGTAAACGATGAAGAAAATAATGATGTGAACGACGTCTCTATGGATGACGAGCATCAGGAAGAAGAAGTAGAAGTAGAAGTAGCACCGCCATTAGACGCACCAGAGTTCTTTAGCAAAGAGCACAAAGAATACTTTGGCAAGTTACAAGACTTAAAAGGTGGCCGTGATTATGCCGAACAATGGTCTAATCAATACAATGAGCATCAGAAGTATATAAGTACCAAATCACAGGAAATCGCCGACAGTAAGCGAGACCTTGATACATTTCAACAATACAACAAAGCGTTGCAACCATTAGATTCGCATTGGAAAAAGAATGGAATCAATCCGGCTATGGGATTGGCACAGATGGCCCACTATGGCCAGATGATGTACAACGACCCGAAAGCCCTGATTATGGAATTAGCGCAAAGTAGTAATGTTGATTTGAATACCCTGCTTGACGAGCAACCTTATGTTGACCCAGTTGTTGACGAGAGAATGAGGACTTTAGAGCAGCAATTACAGCAGTCGCAGCAAGTCATTGGACAATTCCAACAAGGCATGCAAAATCAATCTGCACAAGCTGTTTATTCGCAGATATCAGACTTTAAAAACGCCACCGACAGCGAGGGGCAACCACTTCATCCACATCTTGAACAAGTACATCAAGACATGAGCACACTTTTACAGATGCCAAACTCCGGCGTAACTGACTTAAAGACTGCTTATGATCGTGCCGTCCAGTTCAACCCTGAAATACAGAAACAACTACAGGGACAACAAGTAAACGGTGAAGCGGCCAAGCTACAAGCTGAAGCGGTAAAAGCAAAGCAGGCATCAGCGAAAGTAAACAGCAAGTCGAAAGACGCACCCAAAGTTAAGCGAACATTAAACAACCTGTTTGATGGGGTACTTGACGATGATTAATTTTGTATTTTAAACAAACGGAGTAATTTATGGCCAGTATAAATATTGGTGAGTTAGCGAGCACAACTCTCGCAAAGAATAGTAGTGTTATCTATGACAACATTACTAACGGCAATGCCTTGCTGAACCGACTGAATAGCAAGGGCAACATTAAATCAGACGATTCAGGCGGTAGCGAGCATCGTGAACAGTTGATGTACGCTGAAAACGGCATGTACAAGTGGTACAGCGGTTTAGAGTCGTTCAACATTGTGGAAGAAGATGTAATTGATTCCGCATCATTTGAAAGGAAATATCTAGGAACTTTCGTGTATTTCAGTGGTAAAGACAAGATTGAGAACCGTGGTAAACACGCCATTCACAACTTGTTAGAATCACGTGTAAAAGTTGCAGTACAGACCTTGAAAAATCAGGTCGCTACATCTTTATACAGTGACGGCACAAGCTCCAAACAGATTGGCGGCTTACAGTTGTTAGTAAGTGACGCACCAGGCTCGGCCGGTACCGTTGGTGGTATTGACCAAGTGGCTAACCCGTTCTGGCGTAATCAAGTACAAACGGCGGCGACGGTAAGTTCTGCTACTGTTCGTGGACAGCTTAATACTAAGTGGCTGGAGACAGTCCGTGGTTCTGATAAACCAGATTTAATTCTGGCAGATGCTAACTGGTATGGGGTGTATGAATCAGCGTTACAGGATAACATTCGTTATACAACTTCAAAAATGGCTGATGCCGGCTTCGAGAGTTTGAAATACAAGTCTGCTGACTTCGTATTTGACGACCAGGCTCCGGCTGATCACTTGTACATGCTTAACACTGATTACATGTTTTTAAAATGCCCATCAGAGCGTAAGTTTAAAGTTGGTGAAAACCGAACAGTCACAAATGCAGACTATGACGTTGTGCCTATCTTATTTGCGGGTGCATTAACCACATCAAACCGGTCTTTACAAGCCGCTCTGATTAAATCATAAGGAGCAATCTATGATTAACGAAAATATAGGCAGTGACACGGTAGCCTTAGATATTAAGGCCGATGGCGGTGCAACCATTAACATTAATGGTGTTCCAGTGTTGTCATTGGGCGCCAATGGCACTATTGGATACCCCAGCTACACAACAACTCAGCGAAATGCTTTGACGGACCTAGCGGCCGGTCAAACTATTTTAAATTCAACCACAAATAAGTTGAATTTTTATGATGGCTCGGGTTGGGTGGTAGTTACATCAGCATAACTGACAGGGGTGGGGCAACTCACCCCCTTACTATATGAACAAGCAACTTAAACAACAACTTGAATCCGAAATGTTGGGTATGACCCATAACGACCGGATAACAGCCAGATTTTATATGTTTGAGGTTGACGACCCAAACAACCAGACAATCATCGAATCCAAGAAGTTAGCAGATGCGGCTGCACAAAGAACCGAGCGAATAACCGGCAAAGATAAAGACCCTGATTATTCAGTGGAAAACCTTATAAGATTGGGTGCTAAATCCCAAAAGATTGATGTGCCATTTGTTCAAGTAGGTCGCGCCGGATCACGTGACAGTATTTCGCATAAAGTAACCGATGAACATAAACAACAATTTTCCGAACAGTGGAAAGCATTTGAGGCAGAACATTATGACCAGATACACAGCAGACGGCAAGACGTACGAATTGAAGCAAGTGGACAGGTTCACCAAAGTGGCGGTATTAGTCAAGTCAGTGCCGGAAACTTCTCCTACAGCTTCAACATCTGATGTTGTTAGCCTTTTGGACTTAACGGTTCGTGAGTTTAAGGAAAAAGTGGGCGGATTAAGTAAGGCTGATAAAACTGAATTAATGAAAGCCGAAAAAGCCAGCGATGAACCACGTAAATCAATTATTAAATTACTGAAATGAGCAAGCGACTGCAAGAAATATGTGACGCGGTGTTAATCCGCTTAGCACTTGGCAAAGAAGTTAGCTACTTTGGTGGAAATGATGAAACGATAGCCTACCTTGCTAATGAATCACTGGGTGAATTATCGCGGATGCAATGGCAACAGATGCGCCGCACAGCGACTATTCCCATGACCACGGCCACATCTTATTTATTACCGGCTGAAATGCTTTATATTGTGCCCGATACACTTAATGCAGTGGGTCAAGAACGGTTTATTCAGCTACCAGCACCCACTAACGAGTGGTGGTACTTTAAAACCCATCAGCCGAGCGGAATCAGATACAAGGTGCGCATAACTAATAACGAACTGGAAGTGTTAAACCCCGACCCTGGCATTGACCTGCAATTTGAATACATTACCCGCGCATTGGTTCAAGATGCCACAACTTTGCAATTTAAAAACGAATTTACCAACGATAACGACACTTGTATTCTTGACAGTGAGTTATTAATCAAGGACTTAAAATGGCGCTATGGTAAAGAGAAAGGTAAAGAGGGCTGGGAAAACGACAAACTTATATTTAATAGCTATCTAAGAACGGTACGAGGCCAAGAATCAGGTGCAACTACCTTAAACTTTGGTCATGGTAATCCGAGCATATCATCAGAGCCTTGGACTGATTTGTACGTATGAAAACTTACCATATACCTGCACCGGTGGGTGGCTGGAACGCATCACAGGCACTTGATAACATGGCCCCGACTGATGCCGTTAAATTGATTAACTGGATACCGCGTGAAACATCAATTGAAATGCGCAAAGGATCCAAGAAAATAACAGACAGCGCTTTAGGTGGACCAGTAGAAACGCTTGTAACCTATCGTGATGAAAGCGGTGACGAGATACTAATCGCCGGCTATGATGGCAAAGTCTCAAAAATAAGCACAACAACAGGCGTAGCCACTGAGTTAGCAATTGGCTTTACTAACAACCAATGGCAAACGATTAACATTAACAATCTGCTTGTTATGTGCAATGGGGCAGACACACCGCAAGAATACAACGGCACAGCCTTAAGTGATATGGCTATCACCGGAGCCACGGCAGCTGACCTTATCGGAATAACAACTTTTAAAGGTCGGGCGATTTATTGGGAAAAGAAAGCGGCCAAGTTTTGGTATGCGGATGCCGGTGCTTACACTGGTGCTTTAACAGCGTTTCCACTTGAATACACAACTCAAAAAGGTGGCTATGTCATGGATTGCATGACGTGGACCAGAGACAGTGGCGATGGTGTTGATGATTTGTTTGTTATTATTATGTCCACCGGTGAAACCCTTGTTTATTCAGGAAGTGACCCAGGCAGCGCAACCGATTGGTCATTAATTGGTAAATTTACCCTTGGCAGACCTTTAACAGTTCGCGGTTCGGCTAACCTTGCAGCAGACAGAATAATCATTACAGAGGATGGTTTTGTTAATCTATCCACAGCCCTACAAGTGGCGCGAGTATCGGAAAAAGGCAACGTATCATCCAAGATTGTTGAAGCGGTACAAGAAGCAACAAACCGATGGGGCAGTAAATATGGCTGGGAAATAATTTACCATGCTCGTGAATCCTTACTTATTGTCAATATACCAAGGCAAACAAGCGAATCAAAACCAGAGGACAATGTTTATAACCAGTATTGTATGAACACCAATACAGGCGCATGGACAATGTTCAGAGGATGGCAGGCAATAACATTTACAGAAGTCGCCGGTGACTTGTTCATGGGCTCAAGTGATGGGCATATCCGCAAATGCTTTTATGAAGCTAATGATGACACAGTGGCTATATCGACAGTTGTTATACCCGCTTTCAGCACATACGGCGTGCCAGATCGCATGAAACAAGCGACTTATGTAACAGTCACCACTTCTTGCGTAAACAAAGAAAATATAGGTCTTGGCGCTTTAGCTGACTTTAATACAAGAGCCTTTGGTGGTGCATCGGTACCGACCCCAATAACAGGCACACAAGGAACGTGGAACGCAAGTGAGTGGAATGAAGCATACTGGTCAAGGTCAGCAAGCGGCGATAATGACATACACAACTACAATCTACCGGTGAAAGCACTGGGTTATTCTTTATCATTCAAAATGAACATTCAATCAGACATGCAAATACCTAAAGTGTATTCTTTTAGACAACGATTTAAAATGGCAGGAGCGGTATAATGGGCTGGAACGGCAGTGGTACATATACAAGAACAAACGGCACAAACACAGGCACCGAAGTCTGGAAGCAAGACGCGGCTGATGGCACTAAGATTACAACAGCACGGCACGATACGCACGATCAAGATTTAGCCGGTGGTATTAACAACTGTTTAGCTAAAGACGGCCAGAACAAGATGACTGGTAATTTTGATATGAATGGTTTCAGCATTTATAACTTAATAGGAATTACTGGTAACGTTGATTTTACAGATAGGCCCACATTTACCAACGGATTCAATTGTACCGGAAATGCAGTTTTTAGCGCCGGCGTTTCAATGTTTGGTACGTTGTCGGTTTATGCTGAAGATGTACAATTTACCGGATCAAACGTAGGTTTTAATGACCTTTCGGTTTATTCCGCGATAGTGGCCTATGGGGGCGATATTCTTGGTGATTTAGATATGAATGGCAACGACATACTCAATGTCGGCGACATAGGCGGAACTGTACTGCCTTGGACACCATCGCTCGGTATAACATCAGGCTGGACATATACCACACAAACCGCAAATTATACTAAATCAGGCGGGATGTTAATCGTATCTGGCAAAATCGAAGCAACTAAAACGTCAGGTGTTGCTACCGACCCCTTGAGAATATCCGGATTACCATTAACATCGGCCACAGACGCGACCATCAATTTCAGCACCTATCAGGGCGTTGCGGTGCCTGGCACCACATCATTAGTCATAACCACCACATCAGGTTCAAGCGTTGAAGCCAGAAGCACCAATCATATCTTTGGTAAATACGTGGCCGATACTGATTATATTGAGGTCTATTTATCGGGTGTAGATGAAAACGGAAACATGGTACCGGTGCGTGAAAACATCATTGATAGTGTTGTATTGGAATTCAGCGGCGTGATTATCCTAAGTTAATTCAAATAATCGTCTGGCGCCCATAATCCCACTCTCATTACGCCAAAATTACACCATACAAGTCATAAACCACTGAGAATAAAGTAAGTAATGGTGCCCGGGAGAGGCAAAAATCATATACATAACGTTATCAAACAGTTTAAAGAATCCAATGCTCATATATATTACGAGTTGTATCTCTACCTTTTACCTCTTTAGCTTCTTCCGCCGT